CAAACATCTTTTGTTTAAATTCTTTACGTTCAGTGAAAATCTGTTTAACAATAACCGGTAATATACCTTTCTTATCTTTACGATAAAAAACACCATTAATTGTAGATTCAATTAGATCGGTAGTATCGTCTGGTAATATTACTTTTGTATCAGGTGAAATATTGTTTTCTATAATTTCAAACGGATAAAATGACTCAACGTCATAAGATACATTACACTCATAGAAACCCGGCTTAGCCTCAACATGACCACCCTTCACAAAACCTTTCTTAAAAGACTTTTCATTGTCTTCCCAACGAGTATTTTGTAAATAACCTTTTACTTTATAATATTCACCATCTTTCCACCAATCAATATGATCCTTCTTTCTATCAGACATCACCATTTTATTTTGATGTAAATAGTTCATAATATAGCCTTCATGTACAGCAATTGAACTAAATATCTTTTCCAATGGTATAAGTGTTTTATAACTTAGACTAATAGCAAGCTCGAGGAATTTCTTTTCGTGTTCCAACTTCTCAACAAGTAATACATCCTGAACATTATATTCAGCAAACTTATTCCAATTGGTTTCATAGATAGTATTAATCTGTCCATCTAAGTCAATCTTCTGATCACCCAACTCATGTTTAGCAACCGCGTTTAACGAGTAACTAGGTAAGTTGACAAACGTAAAGTTTTTATAAAGTTCCATATAGTCAATGATAGCAATTCCGGGTATGTTATATTCATCCCAACGCTTATTGTATGTAACTTTATTAATTGGAGAAAGTTTATGTTCGAGCCCTTCACCCTCAATTATCTTAATGCGATTGATAATATAATACACATCAAACTTCTTAACATTCCATCCAGTAATGATATCAAACTTCTGTTTTCTAAACCATTTTACAAAGGCTTTTAACATAGTTACTTCATCTGGTATATAAGCATAGTTCTTGACATACTTACTATTTGTTTTAGTAAAGTCACTAGTTCCAAATGTATGTGTCTCACCTGTCATACTAGACTTAACAGTAATTAGGTTAATAGGTGCCTCAGCAAACTCTGGCTGCCATCGTCCTTCTTTAGATGCGAGTTCAATATCAATATAACAAATATTAAAGTTATCAATATTATCATCCATCTTTACACCAGCATAACGCTCTTGTAAAAACTTAACATCAGGCGCAATATCCGACTCACATAAGTAGAACCCAGACTTTTTAAGACTTAACATATCTTCGCGTGTTTCACTTACTTGTGCTTTAACACTTTTACCATACACATCATGTATATCTGATTGTCCTGTATTATCTTCAACATAATAAGAGAATTTAAAATCCTCAACTACTCGCACACTTTTACCGTCCCACACTTCTGTAAGGTGTATTTTGTTTGTTTTATAATCATAGAAAATGTTTTTAAAACCACCACTACTCATTATCGTGTCCTCGAGTTTTCATGTTTTTGATAAATTGTTTTCTCTATTAAATTTAGATTATTTTGAAAAATTTTCAAGTCCGGTGCGTGCATTCCACCAGCATACGGATGTCCACCACCAATACCCAACTCTTTAAGTAATTCACCAATGTTACATCCTTCAACTGAACTTCGTACTGATACATTCTTACTGTTTGGATTTCTCGCAAAGATTATTTCGTAACCTTCTTCTACTTTTAGTTTTTCACAAACATCATTCACAAACTCGTCACACGAAATTAAACAACCTTTAATACTGTCAAGGTCAAACACTTCTAAGTTATTATATAGTTCATTGAATGCGTGTTCTCTTTTCTTAAAGAACTTTACTTCCTCATCGTTAAACTCTAACTGTCCATCAAAGAACCTTTGTTTGAACTTTAAATCCCAGTAAAAATAGTATAACATATTCAGTTCTTTACTTCGTGGATCATTGTGTTCCCACATATCATAATCATTAATTAGATATACAAGTTCCGTAAGATAACCCAAGTCGTAACCAAAAACAAGCTCACTAAAGTCTTTAACTAAATGTGTAGCTGATTTTCCTTCGTATACAAATTTATTATTAATAGGATCATGATGACGTAACGCAGTTGGATGATGATCCAACAAAATAATCTTTTTAGATTGTTCTTCAGTTAGTTCGTCAAAATTAAGTTTCTCAGGTGCAATGTCTGAGATTATGATACAGTCGTAGGTATCGAAGTTGATACTCCGAACCATATTATCTATTGTGGGATAGCTAGCTTTCATATGCTCGACATTATTAATACAGTTGGATAGGATAATGTTACATCCTATCCCATCCATATCATTATGTGTAATATTTAGTACTTTACTATTTTTTGTTAATACCTTCTTAATCCCACTAATACTTATTTCATTTTCAATCATTTAATACCTTTCACATATTAAGTATGACTAAAATATAGTAATTAGTAAAACTAGTGTCAACATTTTACAGTAGCGACATCAAAATAAAATTTTACTCTATTTACATCAGCTTCCGATTCATCTATTAACCTACACTTAACAAGCATCTCACGAACATCTATATTAAATCTTTTTTTACTCATCCGTTCAGGTATATGTTCTAAATGGACACCAATAAACCATTTCTCAGAGTCTTTATGTTCGTCAAAATCGGCCGCGTCTAGTAAGAACAACTCTCCAAATAGAGGAACAAATTCAGACATTTCTAAATAAGCTTCGAACATCTTAAAGGTATCATACTCACACTCAGCACACACCGCCTGACCCAATTTCATAAATAACAAGTCTTGTACATCGTTTTTGTCGAACAGCGCTCCGGAGAACGCTATACAAACTTTTTCACTTTTTCCAAACATATTAAATAATTGATGTTAATTTCTTAACATATTCAGGGTGTTCAATAAAACGAGCATCTTTGTTTAGTATATTATACTGTTCGTTCTTGACTTTATTAAAGTTTTCAGCTTTACATAAATGTTCGAACATCATATCAATATCTTCTACTGTACAATTATCAGGCATTGTTACTGGATTATTATCATAAGGACTTGGTTTACCATTTGTAAATGTGGATCCTATACAAACTACACCGTCAGCATAATGTTCAATAGCTTTAATGTCTGACTTACTATGATTAAAGTTATTTGGAACAAGTGGCATAATTCCGAAATGTGCCCTTTGTTCTTTAACAGCTATATGATATCTATATGAATCAACCCAAGGTACTATTGTTATTTTTTCTTTGATTTCTTCAAGAAACCATGGCATGCCGCCCATAACAACAAATTCAATCGTATCGTTCTCCACACTTTTAATAACCCAATCTTTCCAAGCATTATTCCAATCTCCTAATTTTTTATCTTTATTATTGTAATGAGTAGGTGAGCCAGTGTATAGTACACGAGGTTTCTCAATGTCTTTTACAATGTCATTTTTAATTGTGTTACCCCAAAAATACATTGGAATTGCGTTTTGCATTACTTTACACTCAGTAGTTACACCAAGTTCATTTTTAGCATAGTCTGCTAAGTATTGTGTACTAAAAACACAAGTGTCCATTAAATTCATAATCTTAACTGAATATTCTTTTACTTCATCTGTAATATTTACCCAACCAAAATTATATGTTGGAACACCATCTTCTTTAGTTCCGCCTTGTTCTTCGTTATGCCCCCAAATAAAATCATCAATGTCCCAAACCATTTTAAACTTATATTGTTTTTGAAGTTCTTTATATTTTGAAAGTATTTCAAAATGTTGTTTGGTCATCTGACGTTGAAAGTATACCGTACGTGCTCTCATTAATAAGTCTTGTTGCCATAACCATATAGGTGTTACAATATTAATTAGTTGATTGTTTTTCCCAAATACAGCATTAAGAAATTGCATTGGAAATACATTACGAATATGGCCACAACCAGAATAATCGGAAACAAAACTTATTACTAAGTTCTTTTGAATCTTTACTTGTTGTGGCTGTGGTGGTTGTGGCTGTGGTGGTTGAGCAGGTACTTTCTGTCCAACATTTTTAAGTTGTTGTTCAAAAGCTGCTAACTCATTTGATACTAAAGGAA